TGGGGGTCTAGGGGCCCATTTCGTGGTCAGTGCAACAGGAGCAGCCACGACACTTGGTTTTATCTTACAAACTAGTCTCAGCGTTAGTCCTGAGTTCTGTTCTGGGCTGTTTTGGCCAGTTGGTGACACGTTTGTGTTTGGACCTAAACCAGGTAGGGTCATTGCCAAATTGTTCTATTTGGCAAGAGAGTTGCCCCAGCATCAATCTGGTGCGGAGCTGGTGGCCGAAATGAGAGGTGTCTTGGAGGCATACGCTCTCAGTGCGGCGTTCATACCAGTTTTCCGTGCGGTGGTGGGTCTGTATTTGCAGCTGACGATGAACTACAGGACCAGCTACCGCAGGGTGCGTGATGAATTCAAAATCCGGGCTGTGGAGCACCACACACCGACGATAGAGACGTACATTTTCTTTGCCGAGCGGTATGGGGTATCTGTAGAAGATGTGGTGGGCCTGGAGCATTGGGTGTCTAGCCGCATGAGTCCTTTCTTTGACCTGGCGTCAGCGCCAGGGGAGTCGGGGCATGTGGCACGACAGATGAGGGAGGTCGACACTGCTTAGTGTCGACATATGGGTAGAGCAGACTTGTCACGTTATAAATTACCTCCGGTGGGGGTGGGGCTGGTGACTCTGTCTGTCAGGTAGTGGCGTACCTGCCCACTCGAGCCACAAGTACCTCGAAAAATTACGATTTTTCGGAACGGAGGTTGGTATCTCCACGACGTCTATTCATCGGTTGCCCGTCGGCCCAGATTTTGATCCTTTGTGGCCAGACGAACCAGTGACGACGAATTTGCGTCAACCAATGTTGCAACACCGTCCGGCACATGCGGTTGGATTCAATTCACGTACCGCATTGTCAATTGCAAGGGTGTTGCTCGCCAACAGAGATGTTGTCTCTGGTGGTGTGAAAGCAATCTCAGAGTTGCTGACTGGAGCATTCAGTGGGAAGCCTAAGGGCAAGAAGGGCAGAAAAGGCCCAGCTCGTGGCCAAGCACGTATTGGCACACGAAAAGGGTCTGTTCTGTACCATTCAATGTCAGATGACACCCCTGTCATGTCCTGGTCTGGTGGAAATGCGTACCGAACGGTTGTCGCTCCTGACATCGGTTTCGGACCTGGGCTGCGAATTGTGGGATCGGCGTACCTGTGTACCATTACCCAGACTAACGCCGGAACCACGATTTTCGGCTCACCTTTCACCGCCTCCGGTTCAGCTTACAGCTACCTCTACGTCTCTCCCGATGGTTTTGGTGGCAGGATTGCGGTTCTTTCTTCAATGTGGGGCAGGTATGTGTGCCGTCACTTGCGCGTGGTGTTTCTGACGTCTGTTGCGTCCTCCGTCAGCGGCGGCTATGCCGTCGGTTTCGGGGATGACGCAGCGACCTTGGAATTCATCGGTGCAGTGAATGTGAGCACCATCATGGACCTCACGCCCTCGGTGTACGTTCCGCTTCGGCGAAACGCAGTCATCGAGTACAACTATACAGGAGACGAGGTGTTCTTTACTGAACTTGACGTTACGTCCGCTGGGACTAAACGCGAGACAGCGCAAGGCATCCTCATTGGAAAAATGGACACGACCGCGGGTGCGACCCTTGCGAGCGGCCATGTCATTTATGAGTATGTCTTTGATTTCTACGATCAGTCTACTGATTACGGAATCTCCGTCACCTTGAAAAACGAAGATGAGAAAACATTTGTTGACAAGCAGCTCGCCACGATGCGCAGCTTGCCCGCTGAGCAGCGCCTGCTGCTCACTGGGACAGGCACGCCGAAGAAGTGACACCAGTTCAAAC